CCTCCTCTGATTCCTCAGACTTGGCTTCGTTTTCCTTTTTTTCTTCTTCTGGAGTTTCGGACTCCTCGTGCTTCTTGTGTTCCTTCTCATCTTCTTCCAGTAAACCAAAGAGTTCGTTGGAAGTCATCAAGGCAGGAAAGTATAAAGCGAGCGGTTTGGAAGGAACCAGCCTGTCTGACGAGCAACGCCAGCACATCCAAGACGATGTGAACGAGATTCACGAGGACTTCAAAAATGCCGTCAAAGGTGTGCGTACAGAAGTGACTGACGACAAGATGGAAGGTCAATGCTTCAGCGGTAAGAAGGCGGCTGGTCATTTAATGGTGATTGCTCTGGCTGAAGGAATGGACGAAGCACTTGCGGCTTCCAACGAACTCTTTGGTTTACTGGAAGAAGATGAGAAGGAACACAAGAAGCACGAGGAGTCCGAAACTCCAGAAGAAGAAAAAAAGGAACACGAAGCCAAGTCTGAGGAATCAGAGGAGGACGAGAAGAACGAGTCCGATAAAGAAGATAATAAGTGAAACTTGACTAACGGCTAAACTCATGACTCTCGAACAGACTCTCACTACTCTGAAGCAAGCCTTCAGCGGCAAGTCGGAAGAATCAAAGGCTCAAGCGGCTGAAATCACAACGCTTCGTGCTGAACTCGCAAAGAACGCAGAAGCAGTTGCGATTGCAGAAGGCTTAAAGAGCCACGCTGAAGGACTCGCTTCCAAGATTGCAAATATGGAAATCGAACTCGCTGAAGCAATGAAGGTTGTTGCCGTAGCAACTGCCGCAAAAGCAAATGCAGAAGCAAAGATTGAATCGGCTGGCAAGAAGGCGGCCGCTATTGCCGCAAGCGTTGGCGTTGTTCCTGTTGAAATCTCACCCGTCACCAGCGTTGTCGCTAAGTCGGGCGAGGACATTACTGCTGAATGGGTCGCTCTCAAACAGAGCAATCCTAAAGAAGCGAGCGAGTTCTATAACAAGCACCGCACCGCTATCCTCAAGGCCGCTGGCCTCTGAGATTAACTTTCCCCTAAAGAATACCCCACATGTCAACTAACTCAATCGGAGGCTTAACCCTCCAACTGGTTGCTGAAGAATCCTTGCGTACGCTGGTTCCTCAACTCCAGCCCCTAACGAAAATTGCCGTCACGGACTTCGGTTCGTATGTCGCAGAGCGTGGTACTACCGTCCACACTCGCTACGCTGGCAAGTTCACCGCATCGAACTATTCCCGTGCTACTGGCTTCGTGGAGTCTGACGCAACATCGACTGATGTTCCTGTCACTCTCGTTGACCAAAAGCATGTGACCGTTGCGTTCACCGACTTTGAAGTTGCTACGCTCTCCCTTGAGCGTCTCCGTCGTCTGTTCATGGCTCCTATGGCTAACGCTGTTGTGAAGTCCGTGTTCGACCAAGTTCTCTCCAAGGTTGATGGTTCATTCGCTTCTGGCTATAACGGCACATTAGCGGCATTTGACCGTCTCTCCGTTGCGAACATCGCTAAGAGCCTCACTAAAGCAAACCTTCCTCAAGAAGGCCGCTCGGCTCTCGTCAGCCCAGACATTTATAACCAACTCACCAAAGACCCTGCTGTTGCTCAAGCGTTCAGCATCGGTACTTCCGAAGTCATCCGTGGCAACCGCCTCGGAATGATTCACGGCATCGAGTTCTACGAGTACAATGGTTTCGATGCTTCAGTTGGCATTGACGCTACACTCGCTGGCGTTGTCTCGTGCAAAGAAGGTTTAGTTTGCGTCACCCGTGTTCCTGCCGCTCCCACCACAGGTGGTGGCGAACAGACCATCGTGACTGACCCAGATTCCCAGTTCTCGTACGCTCTCCGTTATTGGTACGACTGGTCTGCTGGTCTGCACAAGTTGTCTGCTTCGTGGCTCATTGGTTCGTCCAAGGGCAACCCAGACGCTCTCCAACGCATCAACCTTACTGCCTAAGCAGTAGAGGCTTTTGAGAGGGTCGAGTGACCTTCTCGTGCCAATGCAAGAGGGACTCTCCAATCGGGGAGTCCCTCTCTCTTTGACTAAAGGCTAAACTTATGGGACTCATTGAAGAAGCGAGTGCAGATGCGTTGTCGATTTTGACAGAGATTGGTAAGGACATCACAGTAAAGATTCCTCCTTCTGGCACACCAGTTGCACTCAAGTGCTTGGTCACACAGCCAATGGTATTGCAGGACTTGGATACTGGTGGTTTCCTTAATGAGACGACATTTGAGGTAAAGATTACCCGTGCAGACTATACAGCCAACGCTGGCCTGTTTGCCTACGGTAGCATCGTAAAATACGCAGACGAGGACTTCCGCATTGTGGCCATTGCTAACCGTCCACCTTCTGCGTGGATTATAGCCAAGGTGCAAACCCTTGTTCAGTAAATGGCAATCACCGTCATAACAGTAAAGACCAATGTAAAAGTTGACGCAACTGGTCTTTCAAAAGTTATGGTAGCGTATGCGGCTGTCATTGGAAGGGCAATGGGTGAAGTCGTACGGCAACAGGCTGGTCTATTGTGCCAAGACATGTTGGACTACACGCTACCTTTTGATGGTCGTCCAACCAACGATGGTGGCATTGGAAAGGCGGCTCTGGCGTTTGGAGAGAAGCACCTTGACCATGACATCGACTCTATCTTCAGACCGCTCTACAAGGCAACCTACGGGGACATAGCAGGTCAATCCAGCCCGTCAGTCTTTGCCGCATGGACTGAGGAAAAGAAACGACATAATGAGAGCCTACCTTGGTTCCTCAAAAAGAGTTATGCAGGTGGCGTAGGAGATTGGATAAAGTTCCAAGATGATTATAAAGGCAAAGGAAGAACCCGAAAAAAGTCTGCTGACTTTACTGGAGCCTATTCTTCTGATTCTTTCATCAAAACAACATTTGTAAGCACTCGTGGTGGAACGAGCGTACCTAACTATTCAAAGAATGTTAAGAAGTCTGACAAGGTGTACTTTGTTGGCGAGTTTGATGCAAAGATGAAGAACTTGAAACGAACACAAGAAAAGAAGGTCGGACGCTTGAAGTCTGGATGGTACGAGGCTGGGTTAATGCTTGGACGCAAGATGAAGGCTGGAAACTGGATTACACAAAACGCATCTGGCAACGGCATACTTCTTGATAAGTCAAGAAACACATCCAGTCCAGAAGTGACCGTAGGAAACAAGATTCAAATGTTGATGAATCAAGAACCAGCCGCTTCTCTTTGGCAAGTTGCAAGAAACCGTCGTGCCTACGCAATGAGAAACCACATACTTCAAAAGTTAAAGCGTCAAAAGGGAATGAGCGGACAAAGATTTGAAAAACTTATTCAAGAACTTGAAATCCAAGACGGGTTTGAGGTCAAAAACATTTAACATGAGCAATAACATCAGAGGCATCGTTGAGGACAGGGTATCTGCCTACCTGTCAGCAAACATAACGGGTGTGACCATCCATAAGGGTATCACGGACGAGGATAGGGTCATACCTATCATCATCTGCCATGCTTCTGACTCCAACAAGCCTTCGGCCTTCGGAGCAGGGAACCTTGGCAACTACCGTGTGACACTAAAGGTGTACATCTACTCGTCAGCAGATGATGACACTCTTGAAACACACAGGACTCGTGTGACCAATGTTTTGGCTCTACTGGCACAGGGGGATGGCCTAAAGAACTACTGGGGTGCAGAGGCTACATACGGCAAACTCTATTCGTTATGGATTGAGTCTGATAGCGAAGGAATGAGCCAGCGTAGGTACGGAAATGCAATCACATTTACCCTTAACTGTTGCATGCCAACCCAGTCTTGACTGAAGGCTAAACTCATAACACCACGACTATGGAAGAATACGGGGTCACCCACATTTACGGAGTAAAAGGAACTGTCACTACTCTAACAACCCAAGGCGATGATTTTGGACACAAGTTCGCTCTTGATGTAGAAGTCAAAGACGAGAATGGCGTTGTCATTACTGACCGCCTCGATGACGAGCGTATTGAAGTTTCGATTGATGGTACAATGAAAGCAGAAGGTACTGAAGATTTACTCGGTGGCCAGTTCACTTATGGTGGGACTCAGTTCATTGTCAAAGATGTGACAGACCGTGGTACGAACTCCGACTACCGCAAGGTCACCATCAAGGGCGTGAAATACCAAGAGATTGCCTAACGGCAATAGCGTCCCTATGGACGGACGCTTTCTCTCTGCATTTACCCTGCTTCCAAAGCAAAGGGTTATTTGCGGGTATAAGTCTTTGCCGATTTGCCTTCGTCACAGGCTCGTTCTCACACAGATTGATTCCCCGTTTGTTGAAGGTAAGGTTTTACCAACTCCAACAGAAGTTCTGATTGCCGCAAAGGTTTTATCAGCAACCAATCTTGGTGACATGATGACAAGTGAGCCTTCAAAGTCTGACATCGAATGGGTAAAGAAAATGACAGAAAGTGATGTAGATTTTAGAATACAGGTTGAAAATGTGTACGAATCCATAAGGGAACAGAGCCTATGGCCAATCTTCTGGGAAAAGAAAAAATCTACAAAAGAAAACGGAGTTCCTTGGGTACTGTCAGTTGTATGTACTCTTGTTAAAAACGGAATCCCCCTTGAAGATGCTTGGACGATGCCAGAGAGCCAAGCAATCTGGATGCAAACATCATTTGCTATCATGGCTGGTTCAGATGTAGGAATCGTCACAGATAAGGATTTGAAAGCACAAGAGCAACTCAAGCGTCTGGAGGAAAAGTACAAAACCAATCCTCCCCCACCACGACCACCACGAAAAAACAAATTAAATGTCTGACGAACTAAAGTAAAAATGGCAGTAGATGTCTCTGACGCTGAAAAAGCGGCACAGGCTCTACCTGCGGCATTTAACAAGATTGACCAGCAGAACAGGCGTGACTTCCAGCGTACGACTGGTGGCGTAATCAATCCAGCATCACTTGGCGGTTCAGCAACATTCCCAACTCAGACTGCAACTGCTAATCAAAGCCAAAAGCAAAGTGCTGGAGAAAAAGAAGCGGAAAGAATCAAGAACGCAGAAAAGAAACATGCTGATGAGATTCTGAAGTTGAAGATGGCTGAGTATGCCAAGAAAAAGAAACTTGAAGAACAAGCCGCTAAGAGTGCAGAAGAATGGGCAAGCGTCTTTTCAAAGAACCTTACAGGTGGTCTTATAACTACATTTGCACCTTTGGCTTTATTTGCTACTGGCTTGAGTTCTATTGTTGACTATTTTAAGAGAAGTGCTGAAACACAAAACAAAATAAATGCTTCGGTTTCCATTGGAGGTTTTGCACCAGAGGAAGTTAGGTACGCAAGAAAATTGTCCGAAGGACTTGGGTCAACAATGACTGAAGATGAAGGTCAACAGTTCATGGAAGAAGCCATGACAAAGGCACGAAACTATGCAAAAGGAGTTTCGGTAGAAGGTGCATTGGGTCTTGAGGCATTTGGAATGGGTCGTGGCAAAGAAGAAGATGTCCTTTCTGGAAAAGCATCTTACATTGAAATGCTTGCAAAAATGGCAGACGAATACGAAAAGTCTGGAAACACAAGGGCTTTTGACGCAAAAATGCGGTCTTTGTTTGGTGATAAATGGGAGAAACTAAGACCCCAACTGGCGGCTGGACGAAAAGTTCTTACAACCGACATACTTGGTAGTGGTGGAAAGACTATCGGAGACGCTTTTGGTGATGTCACGGACATCAACTCACAAAGAGCCGCAGTATTCCAAGGAGGAGTAAAGAACTGGATGGGTGGAAATCAAAATGGAGGGATGCAGTCCTTTGCTATGCCATCATCGCTTCAAGCAATGGGCGGTGGTGATGTCCTTTCAGCAATCAGTCGTGGGCCTGTTGACAAGATTGCTGACGCAACAGAGCGTACGGCAGAAGCAACTGAATCAATGGCTACTGGGTCTGGTAATAGTTCCCAGTCATTCAACAAAGGAAACATGAGACTTGGATACTAAACTTTATGTCAGATTCACAAAAACAACACGGTTCGTTTGAAGTTCAACTTCAACCAGACTATTCATTTTCGCACAACGGGTATGGCCTATTGATGCTCAATGCTACCTTTGCTCAAGACGCAAGAGAAGCGGCAACCTCTCAAGGTATGTTTAGACGGGGAGCAGGATTCCCACAGTATGCCGCTGGAAGGTTGAGTCTTGCTCTTGCAAAGCAGTCTTGGACTTGCGTGAAGGCAGAAGAAACTGGTCGTGATGGAAATGTTATTTATGTGAAGGCGACTTATGCCGCAGTCGCAAATGAAGTTGGTGGAAACAATACCGAGACTGAATGTACAATCACAGGTTCAGCAGTATCAGAGCCTATCGAGACTCATCCCAACTTTACTATCATCCAGATGAGCGGTTTGGGGTCTATGCCACTTGGGGGTGAACTTGACGACAAAGGCCCACCATTGCAAGTCACGGGAGAAGCAAGAAACCCTTATCGTGCAAAATGGACTCAATCAGTTGTTGAAGGAGTTGTTCAGTATCAGTTCCAAGGATTCTTACCTGCACAGAAAAAGGATGACGAGTTCAACCGCAAGGCTGGCGTAAAGTCTTACTTCCGTCCATCCATCGTCATGAAGTTGACTGGGTACACAACCGATGCAACTGCCGCTCAAAATGCCGCTTCTAAAGTTGGTTGGAGAACTTTTGCTGGTTCTGGTTTTCTAAAGATTCCAGAAGCGTATCAGCGTATTGCAGAGTATTCTGCCACAGGTGCAACATTGCAAGGCAGTCTTGCTAACGAAAAACCAAACTGGCTTATCACAAGTTCAAACATGGAAGTGTACGGTGGTCTATTCAAAGTGACCGTTGACATGATGCTCTCTGGTATCGCTGGATGGGACGCAGACATTTACCGTGAGGAAATGGCTGGAAGTGCATAAACATGGACAGCATCGAAGGAAATAGAAGCCAAGCGGGTCTTTTCCATCAAGGAGAAGTCCTTGGTGCGTCTAAACTTAACTATCTTGCACAGTTGGCTGGCTATGGAACGACCAAGCACAGCAGTTCGGTCAAGACCATCCAAGGGCCATTCGGTACTGTGTTCATGGACGCAATGACTGATGAGAATGGAGTCATTTACGATTTTCCTTTTAAGGTATCACTTGCAAGATTTGGAGATGAGATACGGGTTTTTGTCCGTGCTGGAACCGTAAACAACTTCATGCCAAAGATTGACAACAAATACTTAGACTTCACCCCTGCTCCATACCTTAGTTTCACAAGCGTGACTTCGACAAAGACAAAGATTGTTGCAATTAAGGTCACAAAAGATGGTGTTAAGTTCTTTCCGCAAACTTGCGAGATTGTGCTTCGTGACGATTACGAATCTTTAGCACCAAGCGACAATGTGGGGTATCTGGCCATTGCTTCAATAAGTGCTGAAATGGTTGAAGGAAAAGTCGCTCTGCGTGGTCTTAATCAGTTAATCTACGCATCACAAATAGTTGTAAGAACGAAGGCAGGGACAGAGACAGCAATCTGGTCATTCAGTTCACGATAATGGCCTACGCTCCGTACCAGCCTTGGGATGAGACATACTCTTATTCCGAAGGTCAGACATGCACATACAATGGTCTGCCTTATGTGTTTTGGCTTTATGGTTCTGGAGTACCTAAATCAAACGCTGGCGTTCCTCCTAACGAGGAAATGCGATTGTTTAATGCAGTCAGCCCAGACGGTTTAACGGAATCAAGAATGGAAAGGTCATGGGTTGTTGGGGAAGTTTTTATTGCAGGTCAACTAAATGACATGAGTGCAAGATACGGAAACATTCGTACCCTCCAACCAACAATCAGAGGAAACGATGCCAACCAAGACCCACTTTTCAGTCCATACAACGGTGCGTTGTACAATGGCGTTATGTACGGAGGAAACAGATTTTTCCCAGACCCATTACAGGAACCATTGCCACCAGAAGAACAACCAGAGTTAAGTTGGGATTTTTACAGAACTGGCTTTGCTATGTCTGTTGACTACAAGCAAAACGGTAGCAATGGAAACATTTATGTAGGAAGTATTGAGGATGGAACAACTGGCAAAACAAGCATGCCAAAAGGTCTTTCAACTGGCTTGTCTCCTTACCTTGTCGCAATAACTGTGCCACCAGTCGGGCCACCACCAGTTCCACCAACTTATGTTTTTGATGTCATTTTCAAAATACCAAATGGGAATGACATAAGTACTTTTAACTGTTTCAACAGGGTTGCTAACTTTAGAATAGTAAATACCGCTACCAAAGATACTATTGCTTCTGGTTCAGTTTCAAGTGGGCCTGTCAGAGAGAACTGGCTTGATAACGATACATACTCAAAAGTAAGATTTACCTTTTCACACGCTGGGGGTTTTTCATTGGTATTGGACTCCATTACCCCACGGTTTGACCAGTAAATAGGCTGTTCTTTGACTGGTGGCTAAACCTAAGGGACATGGCTAACTCATTGACACTATGGATTAACCCAGAAAGCCAACGGCTTCTGGCTAACTCGTCATCGCTAACTTCGGCTCAAAGACCCGTTTTCTACGCTGGAAACGAGGTAGATGTGGAACTTCACCTTATCTCTGGGACTGGCGTTGCTCGTATCCCTTACGAGATTCCATTCCCTGCTGGTTGCACTATCAAGGTCAGCGTTGGTGGCATAGCAAAGTCCCCCACAGGTGGCGACTGGAGGCTGTCTGTTTCCTCGACTGAGACATCAGACCTCAACTACAACGCAACGGCCTTAGAAGTCCAAACTGCGTTAAATGCCCTATCAGCAGTCAGCACGGACGGTGGCGTAGTCGTTGAATCTTTAGGTGGCGGTTATAGCATCACTTGGAATACCGTAGGAACCAAACCACCCATTTTGGCGGGGACTGACACGCTCACCCCTTCAGCGTACGAGTCAATCTACATCTTGCAGACTGGCGATTCCGTCACTCGTGAGATTGTGTTTGTTGAACTTCGTCAGTCTCCCGTCTCTTTAACGGATGCGTTTACACCTATCGCAGTACCAGTAGTCACGGCAACAATCGTACAGGCTTGGAATGGTGTGAACAAGGTTGTCCGTATTGCCACTACACCTGCTCCACAGAACGGTTCCTACAACATCACGGTAGGCACACATTCAACTTCAGTCAATGCGTTCGCAAGTGCAATCGACATTCGTGCCGCTCTTGGTTCCGCTGGTGCAACATCAGTCGTCACGGTCACGCAGACTGGCAACCTCCAGTTCGACATCTCGCTCTCAGCAGATGATACAGTCACGGTTGACGGGACTGGCCTTGTTCAGTCCTCTGGATACGCAGGTACGCTCTCATTTGCCACAAGCGAACTGATTGCTTTCCTTGGCAACAATGCAACCGCAGATGCCACACTTGAAATCACCGTAGAAGCGGCTGGTGTTAATACAACCGTTTGCCAAGTCCCTTGCACGGTTGCAAACGGTGTTATCTCGTCTGGTGCAGTTTCGCCTATCTCCATTGGAGTCCTGTTGACTGAGAGCGTTGCAAATGCTCGCTTCATTCGCAAAGACACGGTTGATGCTCCATCGGTTGCCACACAGGACATTCTCTGGCAGAACCTTGGTGTCACTACTGATGGCTCCGACACGGTTGCCGCCATCAACGGTGCTGATAGTGCATCCGCTGGCAATGTGTTCTTAACGGTATCTGACGGTGACACTCGTTATGCGGCAGTTGGTTCAAACCCATTTGACCAAGACTTAAACACAACTGACTCTGTTGAGTTCAACAGTATTACAACTACTGGTTATGTGTTCGGTACAAGTTCAACAGGAATCAATCTTGTTGCCAACGGTGCAAAGGTTAATGTATCCGACCCTGTTGCTGGAAAGGTCACACAATACGCTGGCACAGGTATCACATTCCAAGACGCAACATTCCAAGATTCAGCGTTCATTCCTGCTGACTACTTGAGCGTCACGGATGCGGCTTCGACTTACTTAACCATCACGACTGCCGCCAGCACCTACGCTTTACAGTCGTCATTCGACCAGAGCCTAAAGACCACGGACAGTCCTTCGTTTGTCAGTATCACGGCTCCAGTATCATCTGGCGGTGCAAGTCCTGTTATTCTTACCTCAGCGGGAATCACATTTAGCGATTCGACTCAACAAACGACTGCGTTTATCAACGACGGAACGGCAACATGGTCTGCGGCAAGCATTGACTTTATAGACATCTTTAGCGGAACTCTAAACATCACTTCGGCAACAGGTATCACATTCCCAGATACCACAGTTCAGAACACTCGTGTAGTCCGTGAGCAACAAGCCAACGGTTCTGGATTCAGCACAGGTGGATTTGACACAGCACATTACCCATTTGAGGTAAAAGTGATTGACGATACTGGTACTGCTTACTGGGTTCCCGCACGACTCGCATAATGGCTGACTTCACTATATTTAAGCGTGGTAGCACTTTCATTGCTGACCCTGTACCTTGGACTGCTGGAACAAGCGGACTCGCAAACCTTATCGGTTGCACAGTCACTTCCTCCATCCTCGACCAGAACCACAAGCGTCACGAACTAACCGTGACAAACCCAAGCGGTGACGGAATCAACTTTGTGATGATTAACACGGACACGGCAGAATGGGGCGTTGGCCCTGCCTTCTGGGACATCAAAGTATCTTTCGGAACAACGGTTGTGTACACGACCACTTGGCCTTTTAACATCATTCCGCAGGTCACTCTGTAAGCCATGCCGTTCACACCTGTCGTGCAAGGGTTCGGAGCGTTCACGGCAACTGTGGACGGAACATACGCTTCATTCAACGCAACAGTTGGTGGTCAGTCTGCGTTCTTGGCAGAGATGGCTGTCATAGGCCCACGGGGTGAGGATGGCACAAACGGAACAAACGGTACAAATGGAACTGACGGAACTGCCGCAACTATTGAAGTTGGAACTGTCACGACTGGAGCCGCAGGTAGCAATGTAGTTGTCACAAACTCTGGTACGACATCTGAAGCAGTATTCAACTTTACTATTCCACAGGGTATCCAAGGTATCCAAGGTATCCAAGGAATCAAGGGAGACACAGGTGACTCTGGCGTGGCTTACGCTACCGCACCCATTCAGTACGACAGCGGTACTAAGACGGTAAGCATCGACCCTGCGTACAAGCCTAACCCTTTCGACCAGTCATTGAACACGACTGACACGCCAATCTTCCCCAAGATTACTTTAGGGACTCTATCAAGTTATTACTACAAGTGGGATGGAGCGACAGCAAGCGGTGGTTTATTCTTTGACGGTTCGCCAGTCGTATCTTTAGACGGTGCTGGCTTAACATTAAATCAGTCTGGTACTGGCATTACATTCAGCGACTCGACCACGCAGACCACGGCATACACAGGCCCGACAAATCCTTTCGACCAGTCGTTGAACATTGCTGACACTCCGCAGTTTGCTGGTATTCACAACGAGGTATCTGGCGATAACAACGCCATCTATGTAAACAACAATCAACTAACTGTTCTTGAGTTTGGAATGGGTAGTCCTGTTCGTGCTGTTTTGTCAAAGTCTGGATTGAATCTTCAAGGTTCAAGTTATGGTTCTGGAATAGTTTTCCAAGACTCTACAACGCAGATTACCGCCTTCCCCCCTGCTGGTGGAACAGTCTCTCAGTACATTGACGGAACAGGAGCGTTGCAGACTTTACCAGTAGTCCCTTCCGCATCGGATACGGTTGCTGGCAAGGTTGAGTTGGCGACTACGGCTGAAGCGATTGCTGGGACGGATACCACAAGGGCGGTGACTCCAGAAGGTCTAAGAAGTAATGTAAACAAACCTTCACGGTTAGCAATAGGTGCGGCAGTTTGGACAGGTGCAACAAGCGGAACAGGTGCAAGTGGTGGGCAAAACTTTAATGCTAAATCTGCGGCCGCCCCAACTGCTCCGACTGTTGGCTATGGAAGTGTTTATTATTCATTACTTTTAACCAACGGTAATACTGCTTATAACTCAACAATTAATTGGAGCAAAAAGAATGAGTTTACTTTTCAGTATACTAAAGGCGTAAACACAGCAGACCCAAATACTGTTGGAAGATTAGTAATTGGTAAACCTTCATTTAGTGGTGTAGCAGGTGACCCAACGGCAAGTGCTGTCGGAGTTAGAAACTATGGAACAGGTTTCCTTGAGTTAATTGTTCACAACGGAACAACCTTAACTGCGGTTGCAACTTCCCTTGCAGTTAATAGCACATTTGTTTTTGACTTACGCATTGTTTCAGAAGGAAACGGAACAGTCACTTTATACAATCAAGGCACACAGGTAGCCACAACAACTGCTGGGCCAACTGGTGCGACAGGTAGCAGTAATAATGTTATTCTTGAGGCACAAAACATAGCCGCAACTTCTGGAGTAAGGATGCAAATCCTTTGTGCAAACTTCACAGCAGACTTTGGCAAATAATGAACACTTATCGCATCACATACATCATTGGAAAGTTGGACGCATCATTTTGCCCACCTCCTTTAGTCTCTGCCATCTTCCCCGACTTTGACGGATGGCCTGTGAGCCTGTCTGAACAAGAGTGCATCGTCACCGTACCCGAAGGCATCGAACCCCTCAACCTTTCCCCTCTTATCAAAATAGAACTCCTATGATTACTACACTCATCCTCATCGCACTTGCCTTCGCTGGCGGCTTCTACGCTGGTGTTAAAAACGCCAACTCAAGCAAACTGACCAAAGCGAAAGACATCTTAGACGCTATCAAAAAGTGAAGGCACTTGCAGTCATCGCTATTGCTTTGGCTGTCAGCGGTTGCGTCAGTCAGACCGTGAACTTCAAACTGAACTCTCCAGAGCAACAGGCGAAGGACAGAGCAGAATGGAACAAGCGGTTTCCAAACCAATACCCACCTCTACCTAAATGAGATACCTGCTCTTAGCATCCGCACTTCTCATCCAAGGTTGTTTCTGGCGTAGCAATGACATCCCTGCGGAAGTCACTACGAAGGCTGGACAGGTTGACCAGTACGCAGACAAGAACGACCTCGTGATGTCCAGAGCGGCCGCTTCCATCTTGGTTGCGTCCGAAGCGAACAAACAGGGTCTGACATCGGTTGTATCCAATGAACTGAACATTGCTCAATCGTACCTGCCACGCCCTACGGCAGAGGACGAAGCGTACGCTCGCTCCCGTGCATTGAAGGCTGACCCTAAGTCGTACGAGAAGGCAAAGGCTGTTGCAGATTCGCACCAGCGTCAACTCGATGACCTCTGGGGAAAGGTTGAAGCGGAGAAGCAGAAAGCCAAAGACCAACTGGAAGCCAAGGAGCAAGAACTCAAGGCGGCTGAGAAGGCACACAGGAACATCATCATCATTGGCGTAGGCTTATTCCTCATCCTTGCTGGTGTCGCCATGATTATGTTTGGAGCCAGCAAGAAGAACGCTGGCATCGGTATCGGTATCGGAACCGCCATCGTCACGCTCCCTCAGTACATGGACTCCGCACAGTTCGTCTGGGTGGTAAGCGGTATCACCATCACAACGGTTCTACTCATCCTCATCTTTAACTGGCACAGACTGACATCCCATGAGGAAAAAAATCCGCAAGCCTAAGTCCCTAAAGATTGTGAAGCGTAAGTTGTTTCACAAGGGACGCAGATACTACGGACTGGCCGTGCTTGAGGACGGACACGCCACTATCTCCATCGACCCAATCTTAAATAAGGGAGCCAAGGAAATGCTCAATACAACCGTCCACGAGTCACTTCACATAGGTGACTGGCTCTGCAATCGCTCCAAGGACTTGAACGAGAACGAGGTGGACATAATCGCTTCCAACATTTGCGACATTCTCTGGAAACAGGGATACCGCAGGGCAGACATCAAATGAGTTCCCCCATTGACCCAGACTTCGCCAAGTTAGCGGCACAGGTCGCTTCAGACCAAAATCTAAACCCTGCTGTTCGTGACCTTGCCGCTCTTGGCGATTCAAGCAAGATGTGGGGAGAGATGGTCAAGTTCATGCCAATCGGTGCGGCCGCCATGCTGTCCCGTATAATCTTGTCGGAAGAAAAGGTGCATTGGGTATTGATTATCAAAAAGATGTTTGCCGCATCTGTCTGTGCCGTAGTATCTGGTCTGGCTCTTACGGACTACATCCAGTCGTATAGCCTTCGGATGGCGGCTGTCGGTTGCTTGTCCTTTGCCAGCCCAGAGGTTATCTCTTTCATTGTAAAATGGGTAAAGACTAAAGGCGACACAGAGATTGCCAAAGTAAAGACGAAGAAGAAGGCAAAATGAAAAAGAAGAAGTCCAAGTCAAAGGAACCGTCTGGGTTTGACCCAATCACGATTGCTCTGGCTGGACTTCTCGTTCTCTCGTGCTGGTCGTCCTACAAGGTGTACCATAACACCAGCACGGTACTGGGGACGCTCCAGCATGGTGAAGGACTGGCTCTGATAGTCACGGACGGTGGCATCAAGTCTGATAGCCAGAAGGACGAACAGGCTCTATCGTCTGCGACCAAGGGGCTGGAGGATGCCAAGAGCGAGAGTATCATCCTGTCCATAGTGTGTGCTGGAATGGGTCTATCCTTGGCTGTAAGGCTCTTGAACTCCAAGAAGCGGTAAAGGATACCCACCAAAGAAAAGACCCTCCGCTTGGAGGGTCTGTGAGCCTATCTGGACTGGATTATTCGATGTCTGGCAGGTGGTATTCGCCTTCAGCCGCACGAGCCAACTTGTCGTGATGCTCACGCTCTTGGTTGCCTTCGGTGGCCACACGGAGACGCTCGATGTACCGCCAGACGATTGCCTCGTCCTTGTCCTTGAGTTCGCCTCCCTTGTTCTCAAACCGCTTGGCCAGTTTGGTAAGTTCGGCAGACTCCTCAAGGTTCAACAGGTTCAGCCTGTTGAGTTCGTTGCGGGTTTCAGCGATGATGTTTAGTTCAGTCATGTTGTTTTGTTTTGTTTGGGGTGGAAGTGAATGTACTGGTTTGTTATGTTGATGCAAGAAAAATCTTTTGACCATTATGCAAACTGTTTTAGAAGTTTCCGTGCAAGTCTGCGTGACGAAGCATCTGCGTATTCCGTTGAAAGGTCAGCGACTACCTCTGCCATGTCGTACAACCAAGGTAAGATACTCCCATCGTTTCTGGCCGCATGGAGCATAATCTCATCCTTATCGCTATCGAAGTGGCGGAACCAAACTTCGTATGCAGTTTTGCTGTTGGGATTGATTCCACGCTCTTTGAGAGTTAAGAGAGCAGACTGTTTTAGTGATTCGATGGTCATGTTGTTTGTTGGGTACGAGACAACCATAGGATACCCATAGGTATCCCGTCAACATCCAAAGCAAAGATTTTTGACTTTATTTTTGGGGGGTCAAAACCGCCTTGGAACCCGCTTATCCATTGATGTCAGCACCCTCGTAGAACATGGCCGCTCCTATCTTGGAAGGTAAAACTATGCCATTTGACACCAGAGCCTTGAGTACCGCCTCCGCTTGGTCGTTCTCCAATCCAAAGTCCTTTTGGAGTTCCTGCAACATCGCACCTCTGCTCGTGCGTGGCTTAGTTGCAAAGTGAGCGTACTGCTGGTGTACCTTGAGCAACTCAAACTTGGATACATTGGGTGCGACCTCCCAGAGAACCTTACCCTCTGCGTGACGCAACTTGAGCGACAAGGTTTCGTGACCTTTGCTGTCTCTCATGCCAGCCAACTTTCCACGCTTAGTAAGATTGAACGAGAAGATTGGTAAGTCCTTAGACTCTCTCCGTATGGTCACAATCGCTCTCGCCCAGTTTGTAAGTTCAGAACTCCCCAAAGAAGAATAGGCCATGTCAGAGATGGTCTGGCCGTCTGTCACTTCTTTAGGCTTAGGCTTACCCTCGTGGTGAATGAAGCAAAGTATCACGCCCGTGTCCTTTAAGATTGGCTGGATAAGGTTGCGGAGGAAGTTTGATGCTACCTCCTGTTTTGAGATGTCGCCTCCGACATAACTTAGCAGAGGGTCGCAAACCACGAACTGTAATTTATTGCGAACTACAATCCTGCGAAGCATCTCCGCAAAAGCCGCTCCCGTCTTTGTTGTCTCCGTGTAGAACTTTAAGTTCTCGTTTAAGAGCCTACGCTCGTCTCCCGTCAGTTCCATTGAACTCAACACACCTTGGCATGCGGACGCTAAATCTCCAGAATCGTTCTCCGCTTGAATCACGGCCGTGCGGAGAGGATGCTTGGTAGGGATACCGAACAGTTCCCGTCCTACGGCAAAGGAGCAACACATCTGCATAAGGAAGGAACTCTTGCCGATACCAGCCTGTCCCGTCACCAGTAGCGAACCACCCTTACATAGATACCGTCCATGTCCAATGACATGGTTGGGGTCGTTGTTGATGTCAAAGGCAAGCAACTGGTCGATGCTCAACTGGTCTGGCAAGTCCTGTCCGTCCTTCCAGATGACCCAAGACTCCCAGTCCGCACATCCAATGTTCAGTACGATTATCTTCTGCTCCTTGTCGCCACGCATCACGCCACCTAGTCGACTCCAGCGGGAAGGGTTCTTGTTCTGCTGGTCGGGTTCGTGGTCTGCCAAGAACTCGTACACAGCCGCCCTGCGTGTCTCGTACTCGTTCCTGTCTCTGGCATCCACCTTCACCCAAGCGTGGACTGACTTGCCACCAGAGTCGATGAGTGCCGTGATTGGCAACTGGGACTGCTGGAAAATGGCAATCTGCTCTGCCTTCGGAATGTTGTCGAACTCGACAAGCACATGTCGAAAGTGCAGTACGCCAGTATCATCTCCTTTGAAGTACTCTGGCTTCCAAGGGTTCATGCGAACCCATGCACCCTGTTCCTTGTTTAAGAAGTAGTCCTTGTCCGTTGGCTTAGGGCCAAAGAACTTGTCCAACCATTGCTGGCGTGTCGTAAAGTTTCCACCGCTCGCTGGTCGCCATTTGCCGTCCTCCGTCTGGCCAGCCTCGTTGGTGATACAAATAATTTCCTCGTCCTTGAAAGCCGCCAAAATCAAGTCTGCGGTGGTCAATGGTACTTCGCCAAAGACAATCTCAGCAACAGCCTTGGGGTCGAACATCATGCGTCCGTTTGTACCCACAATCCTTTGGTTCTGATTGAGCCAACCTTTTGGGTGCGTGTGATGTTTAACATACGCATCATTCAGTTTGTGCTTCAAATCCTTCTCCCCCCACGGGGGTGAGCAATGGGTAGAGTTCCATTCAACGAGCAACTTCCATGCGTCCTCGTATGGGAGGTCAAACCCGTGTGCGAGAATAGTTGCCGCACGGTAGGTTGCTGGATGTCCACCCTGTCCAGATACGGCAGGTGGTAGTTTGGCAAGATACGCTCTTGCACCGCTCACCCTGTCTGCGGTGGTCATCGTTGTGAGACTGTCAGTCCCATTGGTTGAAGGCTAAGGATGTTGTAGTCAACCCACTCGGTTGCGTCCTTCTTGGTCATCCCTTGCGAGACGAACATCTTGACGAGTCGAGAGTAGGAATAGACATACTGTCCTTCCTTGCTGATTCGCAGGACACATTGGCTGAACTCTGCTTGAGGTTCCAGAACCATTGCTCCTTTTTTTAACTGATACTGTTTCTTGGGTGGCATAGAAAAGTGTTTATGTAAGGGCGTTTCGCTCAGTCAAGTCCAAAGGCTTCGTTTCCTTTTCTGGTGAACTTGTAGTGAACGACTGGCTTGAGTCCAGAACGAGTCATCACACGGAACTTCCGTTCTTCAAGTTGGTTATGCTTGCGAAGAAGTTTTAGCATCTCCGTGACCGTGCGTGCGGAGCGTCCAATGCTATGTGCAACCTGTTCTGACCTGTACCATCCTTTAGGCACGCAGTCCTGCTCAAAGGTTGCAAGATAGTTAAGAACTGATTTTTTCATTGGGTTGCTCATGTTAAATGTTTATTTCCCACCTGTTTTTTGGTGCAGTAGATTGTGCCTTAGTTCGTTTTCTTTTTGATGTAGTCCAGTCAGTTGCGTTTTCTTGAGAGTGTGCGATAGACCACCCGCTCGCCTTGTAAATAGTTCCCTTGTGAACTTCTGTGTCTTGATAGGAAACCAATCTCAATAAATCTGGAAACTTTTGTTTTATTTTGTTTCTCATCAAAGACAACATTCTTGAAGCAGTATTTTTTGGTGCATCAGACGCTATTGCCATCCTTCTAAGTTCTAAGAGTCTTTCACCGTCTTTCATTCTATTTGCGGCAATAGGAGATGACCAGATTGCTACTGCGTATGCTATTTCATCGTGTTCAAAAACATAACATACATAATGCCTATTCCTAACAACATTCGACCAATCTATTTGTGGGAATCTGCTATGCCATAACTTGTTCAAATCGCATGCCCTTTTTACGGGACACTCGATAAGAAAAAGTTGGTGCGGAGAGGTCGGAGTTGAACCGCCTCTACCACTTCGGAAAAGTGGCGTGCTATCTCTTACACTATCTCCGCAAAAATCATTCATTTGTTTTAGGATAAGGTAAAACTTCGTATTTGAGACATGACCTTAAATCACGAAGTTGTTTCTTGTCACCAACAAAAGTTATGTATCTGTGTTTTGCACTTCTAAATGAACGAATAGATGAATCACCAAGGTTGTGTCTGCTGTGTTTTCCGTCTCCAGATGCTATGTCAGTACGCTCTTTTGTCGTACCTGTAAATAAAAAGTTGCATGCTTGATAAACTATACCCGTATGTTTTTGTGCCGTATCTGCATAAGATACAACAACCAAAGGTTTTGGTAGCATTTTCAAACTTCTACCGACAAGCATTGATGCTTCGTTCTTCTTGTTATTAAGCAAACATAATCTGTTCAACTCAATAACAATGTCTTTTTTATCTTCACCACAAACACCACGGCAAAGATGCTGACTTGCTGGCATGCCATAAGTCACTACACCAACAAGCAATCCTTTTTCTATCAAACCATAAGCATGAGTTATTGGTGGCATCCTGTGTGCGTAATGAATGTTTAAGATAAAATGTTTTGTTTCATCGTAAGAGATGCTTCTGATTGTATAATCTTTATCTTGTTCTGTTAACTGTAAAAAAGACTGTATGGACATTATGTCGAAAAGGGCATGACCCATTTGCCGTTAAAGCGGTGAGCCTGTCGTCCAATGTAGTTCTCACCTTTCACAATGAACGCCATGAACGAATGTTGCCAGCGTAATCTTGAATAAGTAATCTCTGCGTACTGCATGTCCAAGTCACAAGCACATCCATTTACCCAGACGCAACCTCCACCAAGACGCTCCAAGTTCATTTGCTCCGCACGGTGATAGTGTCCCATGATGACTGCTCTACCACGGCCAGAGTTCACACGGTACGCAGAACGGAGCGGGTCAGAGCCTCGTCCGTGGACAAAGGTTAAAGGGCCAATGTCGATGAAGTTGTCCGTGGTGTTGTAGTCCTTGATGACTTTGCACCCAGACTGGCGAATCGCCTTACGCATCTTCCTGTCGATGTCCTTGATGGATTCCAGACGAGTGATGCTGTCCGTGTTGTGCATCATGTCACGGACTCGTTGCTCGTGGTTCCCCATCAAAAAATGGGTTGGCCTGTACCTTTTCACCCAGTCGCAACCAGCGTCCACATCTTCCATAAGGTCGTGACCAGAGGCTTCTTTCTCACCTTTGGACACACCCTTGCGGAGCGATGCCAAGTCCCAGTTATCGCCTAAGTGAATACGCACCGTAGGGCGAAACGCTTTGGAGAATCGCAAGATGGCATCCAGCGTGTCTGAGTCTGCATGATTGCCATGATTGTCACCCATGCAGAGTATTCGTGTTTCGGTACTCATTGTTTGTTTTCTTTGTTAAGTTCGTAAGCAAGTTCATCTGCTTCATCAAAATCTATTCCTGTCTTTACCCAGATGTTTTCTTTTGTGTCCATGACTCCATGAGAAAAGTTTGTCATGTTAATGGCAACGGCATACCTGTTTGATGCGTTCATCAAATCTCCATAAATGTCTTTTACATCGCTCATGGAATCATTGGGTTTGGAAGTGGCATCCAGAACATAGGATGGCTGATGACTACGGCATCGTGTCTGGATTGTCGCCATTGCTTCTCTTTTTCGCTCCAGAATCCGCTTGTGACCCCACCCCAGATTTGTCCGCTGAACTTGTCAAAGATGATGATGTGAGTACCGTCCTTCGGTGCGGTATCCATTGATTGCCATTTACTCACTTTGCGTCCCTTCCTTCCTTGGATAAGGTTTCTTTAGCAATCGCACCAATTTCTTTTTCCGTTTTTTCTTTGGCTTTAATCCAATTTTCAAAAGCGGGTAACAACCAAAGACCTGTGCTATCTTGTATGGCTGTATCTAACATAGCATCCCCAGCCTTCCGCAAACGCTCGTTCTCGGCCTT